TTTACACCTGCTATAGTTTCATTTCCAGTTTTTGTTACCTTATTGTCTATTTTCGAATTTAATTCCGTTTTTGCACCATTGATCTGCTGGGTTATTTTGGTATCCATAGCTTTAACTTGCGCATTAATATTGGCAATATCATACTCATTAGCTTTTGCAACAATTTTATTAATATATTCATTCTTCTTAGTTTCTAACTCTTGTTTATGCTCTTCCTTTTTATTTGATATTTCAGTTGTAGCTGTATTTTTAGCTTCGTTGACCAAATTTAAGGATGTGTTTTTTAACTGCGAAATTTGATTTGTAGCTGTATCGCTTATAGTTTGTATTTCTTGCAAGGCATTAGATTTTGCACTATCTAGCGCACCTGTTATTTGTGTATTTTTATTATCCAGTAAATCCAAAGCACCATCATATTTTTCTCTTAACTCTTGTAAGCTTTGTGATGCCAAATTTAAATCATTTACAACTTGCTCTAAGTCCGCCATTCTTTACTCCTTATAACTTAATTTAATTATTTTTTTATCCATTAAAACATTTTCGATTGAAAAAATGTGAGAATAAATTCCACCCAAATTATCTTTTATAATTTCATCAAATTTAGTTAGTTTTTCTTCGCTGGCTGTATCTAATCTGCTTATATTTTCATCTGTTTTATTTTGTATATTTGTTATACTTTCTTCACTGAGTGAATTAATAGAAGCTAATTTCTCATTAGTATTAGAATTAAATTCGTTAAGTTTGTTTTGATAATTTGAGTTAAAGTTGTTGATTAAAGTATCTAAATCTGATTTTCCTTGTGTTATGATAAGCTCTATTTGGTTTTTTTGAGCTAATATTCCACTTGTTTCATCTGTGATATCACTGGATACTTTCTTCATGGCATTAACCATACTTTGTTTAAGCTCTAATAAATAGCTTTCAATAGCTGTTTTATCATTAGCGAGTTCTGTTCTTGCTACTTCAGCCAATCTTCCTAAATCTTCATTAGCTATTTTAGATCTTTCTATAAAGTTAGCTAAAGCCACATCTACGGTATTTTTATTAGCTTCTACATATGCTTCAATTTGATTTTTTAGAGTCTCAATGCTTGAAATCTTAGCATCTACACTTGAGTTTGCTTGTGCTAATTTTAAATCAAGTTGCCCTTTTAATCTTTCGCCATAGCTTTCTAAATCTGCTTTTAGATTAGAAATTTCTGTTTTGAAATCGTTGATAATAGCTGTAAAACTTCTCATATCTTCGCTTATTTGTTCGCTTTGTTTTACTGCTTCTCTCAAATCATTTATAATTCCAGTTGATGAGTTTATAAGATCTTCTATTTTTAAAATATCTTCATATTTTCCTACTATTTCATCCTCTAAATTTTCGCAACGCTTTAATAAATCAATCATATTTTGATTTAATCTTTGATTTTCAAAAAGAATAGTGTTTATTTTAAGTTTTATTGTTGCTTCAGCATCATTAACTATATTTTGAACTTCTGATTTTACATTTTTAAAATTATTGGTTATAGATATAATCTCATTCTTTGTTGCCACGATATTTGAAACAAGTTTATTTACAAGCTCTATATTAGAATGCAAATCTTCTTTAATACTTTGTGCGTGTTCTAGTTCTTGTAAGATTTGTTGCTTAAGTTCTATGGATAAATCTAAATAGGATTTGGTAAGATTTTTGTTTTCCTCTATTTTTTTAAGACCTGCATTAAAATCAACAGCTATGTTGTAATATTCTTCAAGTTTTATTTTTATAATTTCAAAATTTTTATTAAACTCATTAAGTTCAGGATATTTGTCTTTAACAAAATTAACTCCATTGCTTATATCTTTTTCTGATTTTATAATGTTGTTGTAGATTTCTTCTATATTATTTAAAGTATTTTTTATTTCATTGCTTATTTTTTCAATTTCATTTCTTTTGTTTTTAGTAAAATCAGTATTGCTTTGAGTAAGCTCGCTATTTTTTACAACTAAATTTTTAAGCTCTAAAATTTGATTATAAAAATTATTAACTTGTTCTTTTAGTCCTACAATTTCTTCTATTCTGGTATTATCCAAAGCAGTAGCAACATTTGAAATTCTTGCCAAAACTTGATTTATAATCTCAAGTTTTTCTCTACCTGTTTTTAACTCATTTAAGCTTGTTCCCATTTTTAACCTTCATAATAATCACTATCTTTGATTCTCTTTTCACAAAAGAAAAGCAGATCATCCATGGCTAAAAGCCATTTTTTATCATCTAAATAAGCTATAAAATCAGCACTATTTATACTTTGAGCATAGTCTTTATAACTCAAAGCTCGATTAAATTTATTTGTAAAATTACACTCACAACCATGTTCTTTCATCATCAAGCTCCTTGCCATCGTTAGCTATATACTCATTAATTATCTTGTCACATAATGCCAGAAAGTCTTTTTCTTCGCATCTTGTAATCAAATAACAAACATAATTAATCACAGCAAAACTAAGTGCTTCATCTATCATTAAATGTTCTTTTTCATTGTCAAAATCAGGCTCATCAGGAATAATCAAAAAATGATTATTTCTAACTTGCCTGAAAACTTTTTCGCTTTGTTCTACATTTTTTAAAAGAACACTAGGAACACATTTTGATAAAATATAATAAAATGCTTCCATAAAATAGGCTTTCAAAACTTCATCATCTTCTATCATTTTGTAAGAATTTTTAACTTTAGCGATAATGAGTTTTTTAGCCATAATACAAAGCATTATGCACCTCTTGCTGCTTTTAAAACCGCTTTAGCCTTTGCATTATTTCCACTAGCTAATCCCACGCCTATAGCAAAAGCATCAGCATTTCTTACTTCTAAAGTGCTTTGCGTATAAAATCTTTTTGCTTTTGCAGTAATATCAGTTGGAACATCTTCAATCATAGTAGGAATATAAAGCCCATGTTTCATATACTCAAAATCCCCAGCAATTAAAACATCACCCAAACCATATTTAGGGCTTAATAATCTATGCATATGGAAATTTACCGTTCCAAAATCTGTTTCAAGGCTTACTACTTGTCCTGCTAGTTTTGTTTCATTGCCTAAAATTCTTGTAGCAAATTTATTGATAGCTCCTTTTAAGTCAGCTCCTAAAAAGACATCTTTAGGCGTAACTCCGCTATTCCAAATGGTTTGTAAGATTTGATTAAGTTTATCTTCTGTAAGTTCTGTTGCAGTTCCGCTCCAATCTCCTGTTTCATCAAAAGCTAATACATTTCCACGCTTTCCATCAGCAAAGCTATCCTTTCCTTTAGCGATATAATGAAAAAGTCCAGCCATTTCTCCACTTGTTGCTTCTTGTGCTTGAACATAATCTTTGAAAACTGATTTTTTTACATCACTATCTCTGCCTAGACCAAATAAAGCATATTCCATATCCATTTTATGTTCTTTGGTTTTTTTGCCTATTTGATACTCCATTTCATTTCCACCATATTGATTTGCTTTTAATAAAGCTTTTGATACCATGGCTTCGGTAATGAATATTTGAGTAGCATTTGTAGTTTTTTGAGCTGTGTTTTTTGTTTCCCCTACAAATTTACTCAATTCCAAATTTGCGTTCTTTTTTGGTTCTTCAAAAGTGTCTGTAAGCCAACTATGGGTTAAAGGATTTGTAACCTTTGAAGTGCCTATTTTATTTAGAATTGGTGTTTCAGTAGCTCCAATTTTAATAATCGTTTCATATATTGATTGTTTTAACTTAACATTTTCTGTTGCGGGTGCTGTATGTCCCATTGAAGGTAAAGCCATTTTTGAATTCTCCTTAGTTTAGTTTTAAGGATTTTTCCAAAAATAGCTATTTCAAAAATAGTGTGTTTTGAAACAAATTAGATATTTACACTTTTATAAAGTTCTAAACATTCTAAGAAATCATTTTGCATTCTTAAAAGTAGTTTATTCTCTTTGTTTTCATCATCTTTTAAATCTTTTAACATTTTTTCTAGCTTTAAGGCATAATTTTTAAAAGTTTTAAAATCAAAGGCATATAAACCATTTTTAGCCAATATACAATTTAATTTATCTTTAAAATTGTTTTTACTTTGTTCTAAGTCATATTTTAGGGCTTTAATCTCATTCTCATATTTTTGCTTTTGCTGTGCTAA